ACCGTGTATCAGGATCGATGCCGGCTATTGTGGCGTCATGCATGACATCAGCAAGTGCCCTGGCCAACTCTGGATTCTTGTCATTAAACGCAACCCATGGCGTAGCAATATCAGCCGCCTTGGTAATACGCGTATCTCGATAGGCAAGCATGTCATTGACCGCACGGTAAAACTTCTTGATCTGCGGTAATGCATCTGATGCTATCTCACCAAGCTGGCGCAGGTTCAATGTGCTCAGTAGGATGTCTGCTTTGTCAGTAGCAAGATCCTTGATGTAATCCCTTGTGTTGTTCTTGATCTGATTGAAGTCCGGTCCAGACTTCACCAGATTGTTCATGGACGTTTCTGGATCTACATCAAGATTGGCTGCATTGAGGATGATCTCTTCTGTCTCTTGCAGCGTATCTTTGTCTTCTTTGGTCGCTATGTTCGCAGAGACTTTGTCATAAGGCTGCTTGTATAGCGTCTGGTCCTTACGCACCCGAGAACCAATCTCACCTGACATGATCCGTTCAAAGACTTCCGCCTCTGTCTCGGTAATGCCAAGCCCCATGGCGTAGTCAGCAAGCTTCTTGAAGAACTCCTTGGTCTTCTGAAAGATCCTAGCCACAGCGCCCGCTGGCTGAAACTCACCACGGGTGTAATACTCAAACGCCCTGGCCACACCCTCTTCAAGCTTCGTATCCTTAGACTCTTTGCGATAGATCTGTTCGACCGTCATGCCATGGTCGTCTGGCCACTTACGCTTAACCCAGTCTCTCTCAGAAGCTTCAGAAAGAATCCGCCACTCATCCGCGGTAAATAGATTCATCGACCGCAGCGCATGGATCACCTCGTGATGCAAGGTTCTCTTAATGCGCTCTGGGTTCTGTGCTGTTGATGACTTTGTACGCTTAGCCAGATCAATGGCTACACGTAACAGCCTGCCAGTTACCTTAAGGGTTTCGTTGCCAGTGGCGTCGATATCTCTTGTAACGTAGGTAGCCATCTCGCCAACGGTATAACCTTTCTTGGTTTTCTTCGGGCGGATGAACTCAAGGCTAAGATCCTTCAGGCCAATCCTATCCAGCTCATCCCTGAACTGGGTAAACATATCCCGCTCTGCTTGTATCGCATTCTTTGGCAATACAGGAGCGGCGGTTACCGGGGGCGCAGTTACTTTCGGTACGGTAGGCGGAGAAGTTACGGCTTGGGTGACTGGTGGTACTGTAACTGGAGGTATTGTAGTTTGCGGTGCAGGTGCTGGCTGAGCAAAAAGGTCGGGAGGTTCCTGGCCAATTGTCTTGACAATATCAATTGCAGGTAATTTGGTTGTTTCACCAAACATATCAGCAGCTGGTTTATCAGCTTCACTGTTTAATTCATCGCCTACACGGCTAAGCTCGTTTGCCATGTACCTTGTCTTGCGTACATTGTTCGCAAAGAAATCTAGGATTACTTGCTGTACTGGAGTCCTCGTGAAATCTCCGAGCGCAGCTTGTTTGGCAATCGTTATGCCTGATCGACTTGCATTAATTGCATCCTTTGCGGCGTTTGCTACGTCTTGTCGGATGTCATATTCGCCCTTACCTTTTAATACAATTAGTGAGGGAGCGGCCTGCACCATTGCATTAATAATATTTAACTGCTCTTCAGCTTCGGCCAGAGCTATAAGATCAATTAATTCATCATCCTCATAAGTTGCGGCAAATACCGCATTGCGTAATCTCTTTCTTGCGTTTGCGGTTGGCTGATTATTTGGCGCAAGCTCTTGCCGCTCATTGGCGGGCATAGCTTGTATGAATTGCGATAATGCCTCATACGTTGGCGAACCATCTTCGTTAAACGTAAGCTGTCCGATATCAATCCGCGTTGCATCTTGTCGCGCACGTTCAGCGTCTGACATTCCCAGTGATGCTGTTTGGTTGCTTATGTCCCCTACATTTGGCGGCACAAGATCTGGATCTACCACCCGCACAAGAATTGGATCAGCATATGCTGTGCGCGGTATTCCCAACTGGTCAGTAAGACTGCTTATATCTGCACGATAAGCAAGCACGCCGGTCATGCCACGAGCTAAATTTTCGTAGGCTCGCTTCAGCCCTGCTATACGTCCGTTATTAATTGGTATGTAAGGAGACTTGCCAAAATCAGGATTGATATCCCCGTCTGCTGTATGAGAAGGAACGACCATACCTGACGAAATAACCGCATACCTAAATGGCATTTCTGTTCCATCCGGCGCAATTGCCACGCCTTTTGGCCCAACCGATGCAAGCTGGCTTGCCCAATCTTTTGATGGAGCAATAACCAAAGGCGCCCCATCTGTAAACGTATTTGATTGACCAAGCCTTCTTGGATCTGGATTGCTTGCAATTTGCTGCATTTGTTGAACAGATGCAGGAGACGACCGATCTCTTGGTTGCAAAGACGGAGGGATCTTTGTTGCAGATGGCTTGGGAGCTGGCGCCTCTGTAATCTGTACCTCTGGCTTTGGTAAAGCCTGTATTCCCAGGGGAGCTGTAACTTGAGGCGTAGTCACTGTCGGCGCTGGAGTTACAGAAGGTTCTTGAGAAATTACTTGAGGTACTGATGGCGGCGCAGTGACAGCCTGTACAGGTGGAACTGTAGTAGGTGGAGCAGGTTGTGTTACCGGTGGCGCTGCCTGCTGTGCTGGCGGTGCTGCTTGAACTGATGTAACAGGCGGTGCTACTGGCGGTGCGGCAGGTTGTGTAACCGCTGGCAATGAAGCTTGCGGTGCAGCAGTAACAGGCTGAACCGGCGGAATAGCTTGCGGCATCTCCATGGCAGGAGTAACCGGCGGTATCGTTACCTGCGGCTGCGCTTGTGGCACTACCTGCGCTACAGGTTGCTGCACTGCACCAACTTGCTGCGGTGCAACAGGCTCTAATGGTGGAGTGACAGGCGGAATAACTCCGCCACGTGGCGGAGTTTCCGGTAGTGCTTGTACTGGTCTGGTGCGGTCTGCAATAGCTCCGACTGCGGCAGGACCCATTGAACCGATTGCTCCGGCCGCCCAAGAATTTATATACTTATTGATATTTTCAGGAGAGAAAATATCGTAGTTAGCATCAATTGTTTTGATCGCAAGGCCGTTAATAAGATCTTGCGCTACCTCAGTCAGGCCTTCTTGTGCGCTTACAAAAGCTGCTTTAGCGGCGACCTTGGAGGCTTCTTTTGCAAAGCCTCCGCGCTCTAGTGTTTTTTCAACAAGCTTCAGCCGTCCATAGCCACCTAATTGGCCAAGTATTTTTGATGGTATGTAGCTCTCAAGTAATGAGTTTGCACCACCAGATACAGCAGCGAGGCCAGGGTCCATTTGCCCAGTGGCCTCATAAATTTCTCTAAATGAATCTGGAGCTGTTTGTGCGTAAGAAGTTCCTATGGTTGCGGCGCCTGCTCGGCCGGCTAGCAATCGACTAGCCGCGGCAGCAGCCTCACGCTCTGCTAGTGCAGCAGGCAACCCTCTCTGCAATCCAGCTTTCATAGCTTCCTGACCTGCAAGCTTGGCGGCGTTCCGTGATGCAAACGCTGCTGCGCCACCAGGAAGTAAAGCTGTTGCTATTTGAGGAAGCGCCTCTCCAGCCTTCTCTATACCAAATCCGATATATTCGCCTGGGCCCTGGAGCTTTGTGACATCCGTGTATTGCGTAGGAAAGTCTCGCTCTATCTCTGCATATCGCTGCTTACCCTTCTGTAAAAACTCTAAAGCCTTATCCTCTGCCCCACCAAAGCCTAGCTTAGCAAGTGCGGCAAGCCCAAGGGCCGGCAAGTCATACATTGCACCAGCGCCCATCTGCTGGACTGTCCGCCCGGCGGCGGACTTGAACAGCTCGCCGCCTGTATACGGAGCTCTGGCGCTAGATTCTTTACCGACGCTAGATGACTCGACAAGCCTTCTTACGACCTTTTCGTATTCATCTTCTCGAAGACCATCAGGCAGGCTGACCGGACCTACGCCAGGTATCTGGAATATCGGCATTTATCTGCCCCTTATTTCTTACCGCTGGCTATCGCTTGAGCTTGTTCTTTCGTTATGACAAGAGGGTTCGCAGTTCTAAATACATCAAGCACTTCGTTTGTGTATTTATCGAGAATCTGCTTCCTGCGTTCAGCATAATCCTCTTGGGCTTTCCTTGATTTTTCATCCGCGCCAGAACGCCATGCCTTTGGAAGCTTAGTAGAGGACCAGAACATCTCCTCAGTACGTTTGTCAAATTCATTATCAAGCCTCTGCAATTCTGGCTGTGCTCGCTCGATAGCTTTCTCCCGAATGTCCGAAAGAATTTTTGGAGTCATGCCGCCTTTTGTCTCTGAGGATCCAGCAACTTTGTCAGGCTTTGTTAGACCCTTAACCGCAGCCATGATGCCAAGAGTATCTCTCTTAAACTGATTGCGAGCATCAACAGCTTTCTCTTTGTAGATAGCCTGCTCTTCTGCGTACTTGCGGGCGCTCTCAAAGTCCTTGCGCTTCAACGCATCCTTGTACTGCTCACCAGCCATACGAGCCTTGAGCTCATTTAGCTTAGCTTCTTTGTTTGCAGCTTCAATTCCTTCCTTCGTGCCTTGGTATCCCTCAAGCATTCCTGCAATGCCTGCGCCAAAGTCACGGCCCGTGTATCCAAGTCCAGCAATACCAGCCTTCATGAAGGCTCGACGACGAGCTTCTTCAGGACTTACCTGTTGGCCAGCAGCTTTGGCTAGCTCTAACATGATTGAACTAACCTTGTCAGGGAATCGCTTCTCATACCTAGCAGCTTCCTCATCTTCAATCTTCCGCCTCTCTTCCGGGCTCATGGGAGGATTGATCTCTGGAGTGAAGTCCTTTGCAATCGTTGCTAAACCACCAAGGGTTGGAGCAGCGGGAGCAGTAGGAGTGGTAGGCTGTCTGTTTGCAAGAATAGAGGCAATCAAATTATTAAGCTGGGCGTTCTGACCCTGGCTTTTATCTTCTTGCGTAGCTTTATCGGTTGGCAAAGCTTGAGGTTGCACTACTTCACCTCTTTGCTGCCTTAAACGATCGTAGAACGGCGTCATACTGGATCTATCACCGCCGTAAACAGCTTCTGGTAAATAAGGGACATTTAGCCCCAAAGCCCTTAATGGCCTCGTTATCCCAGTTTCGGCCGCCCCAAGAACCGCTCTTCCTGGTAAAGAAAGCACATCCATAGCAGATGCGCCTAGCGACTGGAGAGTATCCATCATGGCTTGACGATCTTTTTTCTTACGCTCTTCATCAGGGTCCCCACCCCCAGAGAACGCAACAGGACCGCCCTGCGCCATGCCAGGCACAAGCGACCCGAGACCTTGTTGCTGCATTTCAGGTTGAGCCATAGGTTGTGCCATGGGCTGCATAGGCTGACCCATGGGTTGCGGTGGCGCAAGCAACTGCTGTTGTAGCTGATCAATGATCGGGCCAGAAGGCTTTTGCTGCTTAGCTTCAAAGTCCTTGCGGATACGCAAACGCCGATCCATCTCGGCGGCTGCAACAAGGGCTAGCTTAGGATCGTTGCGATAGTTAGGAAGCTCTTCATCAGGAAAGTTCTTGAAGATATCCATCGCCTCAAACAAGTTAATGTCTGGGGCTAGGCCCGGTTGAGCCATGGTTGTAGTCATCGCATTCCTCCGTACAGCAATCCAGCAAGACCAAGCGTTTGAACAAATGGATTAGATGGCGCGTTGTAATAAGACTGAGTAGGCGACTGTGGGTATCCAAAGATAATGGACTTATAGGCTTCAGCCTGAGTCTGTGGATACAAACGCTGCTTCTCAAACTCCTGATACATCAGATCAAGATCGCGCTGGCGTCTTGCTTCATCGGCTAAACCTAGCTGCTGCAAGGTCTGAGCTTTCTGCTGTTGATTAGCAAGATCTTGCTGATATAGCTGGCCTGCCTTATCAAACGCCGCAGCAGACCCCTGCATCTGAATATTGCTCAATTGCGTACCAAGCCCTTTGGCAAGCTCCGCCTCCATGATCCCTTGGCGTGACCCACCAAACGCACCGCGTTGCCCAGCCTGTGCTCGCAGATTCTGCAAACCTGATGTGTAATCCCTTACCGCAGCCTGTTTGGCTACATCCGTTACCGACTGTTGATAAGGATTCATGTAGGCCTGCATGACGCCCACATTCTGGCCGCCCACATTCATGGACCCTAAGATGCCAGGCGTTGCAGCAGTTTGCTGTGCAGCTTCTACACCTTGCTGGTACAGGCCAGAAGTCTCAGCCGTCCTTGGTGCTGTGTACGGCGTATAAGGTGTATACGCAATCTGCTGACCCATGCGATATAGGTCAGATATGTACGGAAGCTGATACTCTGGTGCGCTTGCGGTTACAGTTGTTGAAGGTCCGCCCAGGCTCATTTGACCACCTCTTCAGTTAAAACTACGCCCCGTTCACGCATGTTAAATACACGCCGCCAACCGGGTCGTCCTTGGATCGTAATTGCATCACATCCTGCCTTCTTTGCATACCAACGTACAGCAGGCGCAAAGGCAAGTTTGAGTTCCTCTAAGCTACCGCCAGCAAGCCAGCAGTTGTAAATCTTTTTCTGCGGGTAGACCCGAATCTCTGCAACAACCGCCGCCTCTAATCCGGGAAGGAATATAGCCTCCCCTCTTATCACAGCAGCTTTTACATCTTCCAACGTAAACAAATTACCTGCGTGATCAAGAGCCGCCTGTAGCCATGGACCACATCGATCCCACTCTTGATCAAATACACTCATGCAGGCATAACCTTTTCTGGCTTGACCGCGGGCGGCTGCTCCTTAGTTCCATGCCTGGCTTTACGTACGCGCTCCATCATTTCGTACAACGCATCAGCACCAGCATCCGATGAACCGTTACCAAGATCTGATACCACATCCGCCGGGATAACAAACTCATTCCTTGCTAATCGTGCAGGTTGATCTTTGCCCGCCATGCCGCCTTCGATATAAGCATAGATATCATCAGACATACCATCACCAGGCCCACGCAGATACCTGCCTTCGCTGATCACATCACCACCTTCTGCATAACCAACCATCAAGTCATCAACAGAACCGCCATAAGCCAGTCCGCCACCTGACGTATCTGTGCCGCCGGTTACTGTGCTATTACCACCCGCGGTGGTATCTGTACTCGTGGTATTGAATTGAATAGCAGGTTGCGGTCCGAGTGATTGGTAAAGACGCTCAAGTCCCTGCGAGTACCCTTGTTGGCCAGCAGCGATTTCAACCTGCGTAGGCCCATATCTTTTAGCCGCTTCAGTCGGATTGAACTGAAAAGGATTGGGATTGAAGAACAGTGGCAACCCAACCATAGGCTGGTAAATGTTTTGCCCTGAAGCTGATTTCTGTGCCGCCGGCTGAGGGGGAAGCATGGGCGCAGTGAGCGCACGGTTATATACCGGGGCTTCTTTGTAAACAGGCATCTTTACTTCTGGCGGTTTGTTTCTTAGCGCGGATGCTAGTGCAGCTATGCCAAACCCAAGTGTCGCTAATGCTTTGTCGCCACCTGTAGAACTGCCTGACAAAAATCGTGAAAAAATATTATCCCCAAGATTTACCCCACCGGTAGACCCCCAATCGAATGTGCTGGTATCTATTGCCCCCGGAGTGCTAGAGTCGCCACCCAAAACATTCTGAGGGTCGTTGTATGCGCCCAAATCTACGTTATCTGCGCTTGAATTGCCACCGTCTGACATTTTTTACTCCGCTATGGTGGTGTTGGCCGGGGGGCCGGCAAAGGTGCTATGAAGTTTACCGCCATAACACTTGACGGTATACCGGGATGTGGGGACGTTGGAGCCACTGCATCTAACTGTACATTCGTATCAGATGTTGCTATTTCCAACTCTAGGTACTCGCCAACGTCCAGGTCAATATTAAAGTTCCAGCTTATTTCTACGTATTCATTGTTTGCTGATAACGTGTAAGCATGTGTTGAATAATTGATGGTTATGTCGTTGCGTTTAATCCATAAAAAGACGTTTTTTGGACTTGAGTTTGTGCTTAATAGCTGTCCCGAGTATTGAAAATTATAAATACCACCTATCGTTACCTCTATTCGAGAGGTGCTTCCTGTTTGTAGCGCAACAGCATTATTCAAATAGGTGGCATTAAAAACCACCGGATAGGCTGTATTTATTGCCGCAAACGTCTGATCCGCCGTATTGAAAAACAATCCGTTTGGACAGTCTATGTATCGACCTCCGTTAGGACCTAAAACATTTTGTGTAATGTTTTGAAGGCGATTGAAATACAACCGCAAGATATTGGAATACTGATCTTGAAAGAAAGCCGAGTACTCCATGGGCGCCAGAGCTAATGCTGGCACTGCCGGGCTATCTAGTTTCATATACCCTGCCCCGTTGCCCGACCATCACCCTTGATGTCTATCCTTGGCGCACCTAGCTGCCATGTGCAACCAAGCTGATTGGATTCAACCTTAAAGATCATCTGACGACCACGCACCCTGACATAAACCTGGCCGGTAAACTGCTCAATTGTTGTCGTCGATGTACGCACAACTGAGGCTGAAGATGATCCGCTATTAGACTGAGGATTGTTATACCCAGATCCTGAGTTCATCATGGGTATCAGTGTCATGGTTACAGCAGGGGACGTAGCTTCTGATCCCTCAAAGGTGATGTCAGGAAGAACCCTGTACACGTACCCTAGGTTATGGCCGTCTTGGATATCAAACTCAGCAGACTCAATGTAAGCATTAATCGCAGCCGCAGTCCCGGTCTCGTTGTCATCAACGCCGCGCTCATGGTCTACGATGTTGTAGTTATACGTTGCAGCCTGTGGGTATTGCCTTAGACCAGAATCACTCCAAGCAGTCCTGGCCATGCTGCCGTAATACCAAATATTCTCTGCGTAGTTGTACACCACATAGCGATTAACGGTTGTGCTATTTGCAGAGCAATAGAACCACCAGACTTCGTTGAAGCCTTCGTTCGTCCCTGCAAAAACCTGGAAGTTCTGATACCTGTTTATGTCATTAAAGACATGCCGGCGCAGGTCACAGTTCAGCGTTTGCACACGTCCGTTGTACAGGTAGAACTTGTCAACACCCATCCAGTATGTAACACCCGATGCAACCGCCGTGGCGCTAGGTCCTATGATGGACGTGTTGTCCGCCAAGATCTGAGAGCCCCACACAAGCGGCGCCCCCAAGTACTGGACCGAGAACAAAGCAGAGTCTGTCCAAACAAGAATCTCTTGCCGCTGCTGCTGTACGGTAATGATCTGGGACCCATGAGAGAGCCTGATTGATCCGGCTGTATTGGTTGCCGAAGGTCTCCAATCCACCAAGGATTCCTGATCGCACCAGCGAATGAGCATGGGATCAACAACCGAGCTATCAATATCATTGGTCCCAAATACCATCAGATACCGTAGCGCATCTGAGATCATCAACGAATACTGATACTTAGGCACGTCCTCAAGAACCATGGACTGTGTGCCTGATTGCGTACCAGACGTTGTAATCAGTGATCCTGTTGGCGTAGCCGAAAGGTTGGCTGTTAGCCCAGACACGTTTCTCAGGTAGTACGTCGTACCAGCCGTAAGTCCTGTAGGTAATGCGCCTGTGGTTGAAAACGATACTGCCGTACCTTCCGCCAGTACAACACCAAACGTCACAACACATGGGCCAGCGATGGTTAGCGTAACCGTACCGCCAAGACTACTTAACGCAACGCCCCTGGAACTCAAACCACCCGTGGCATCCCAGTAGTAAATACCAGCCGCCCGTGGCCCAAATACCAGATCCTCGCCCCAGTTACCTGCATTCCAAATCCTAAGCGGATCAGTGACTTGTGGCGTAACACCCCATGATCCAGAACCCCATGCGCCAGCTCCCCACCCAATGAGAGGAACTTGGGCAATACCTGGACCCGTATTGACTTGGAATGCGCCAAGCGAAGAACCGCCACCGTTACCAACATCTGAAGCATTAGATGTAACCGTAGCCCCGGTCGATGGATCCGTCGCCGTAAAGGTAAACGTATTAGCCGTGGGTACAGAGGTAATTTGATACTGCTGATTCAGTACCGGCGCCGTGATGTTTCCGCCCAGAGACACAGCCCCTGAGAACGTCACGAAGTCACCAAGGATTGCGCCATGGTTTGCGCAAGTAACCGTAATCGTCGAGGAATAAGGGGCTGTCGTTACGGCTGCAAAAGTAACAGAAGCAGTCAGGCGTATGGGCGTGATGTCGTAATACGCGCCGCCCTGCTCGATGTAATACTTGAGGTTGGTTCCAACACCAAGCAGGTTAGAGTTACTTAGCGTTACCCAGTTCCAAAGCGAGCGACAGATACCAAGGAATGTAGCTTGTGATATGCGAACCCATCCGCCAATCTTCTCAGGCGTACCTTGGCGGAAACGAACCTTCTCAGAGACATACCATCCGTTCTCATTTGTATAACGGGTATTCTCTTTATTAACCCCAGGCTTATAAAGCGTCTTGACTAATGGCACGTTCTACCCCGCGAGATACAAGGCACGTTCAGCTTTGCGACGGCGTACTAATCCCGGTAATACCTTGCCACCGCCCATAGTCCACATCATAAACGCTTCCGCTGCGCCTTCATAGTCGGCGCGGTTGTTCTTCATTCTTATCGTAGAACTCTGATAACGCCCAGGTCCAGCGTTGAACGCAAAACTAACCACAGCGTCGAAGCTTGACTGACGGCCAGCAAGATTAGGAGACATTCTAAGAACACTGCGTTCAAAACGGACGAGATCATCCTCAAAAAGGCGATCAATCTCCTCTTGCGTCCAAGTACGATTATCCTTGGCTGCGAGCGGGTAGTCCTTGCGAAGGATGCCGGTATAACCATCTTTCCTCAACGCCGGTAATTTGATCTGATCTTGGTACAGAACATGGCCGTAACCAACGGTCCAAATGTGGGCTGGGCATAAGTAAGGCTTGAGACTCTTGCCCTCAAACCTGTGCATCAACTCAATGCCAGCCTGACCCGTTTTCACTTCTTGTTCCAGCTTCTAGAACCAAACCAAAACCCAATGATGCCGCCGAGCATTGCCATCTCATCATCAGAAAAGATGATCGCACTGACCCGGATCAAATCATCAATGTTCTGTACAAGGTGAGGATGCTGCCAGATGTAATAAGCAAGCACTGCGTTGATGGCAATCAGTTCTAGGATCAGCAGGTAAGTGACGTTAGGACGTACCGTACCGATGTAGTTCACTACCCACTTGCTGGATTTCTCAATGATCTGCTTGTCATGATCTAACGCAGCAACTGTCATTTGAGCGTCAGTCTGCATGGCAATCTGATCGGTACGAATCTCTTCCACGCGCTGTTGAGCAAGGTAGCCTTCTTTGGCAAGTGCGAGTTCACGCTCTGATTGCATCCTCGCAAGCTCAAGCTCATGGGCTTGGTCGGCTTTGTTTTGGAAATAATCAAGCAGTTTGGGAAGGCCCGAGATCAGCAGGCCACCGAGCGTTGAGAGGAGTGACAGCATGACTAACCCTTAGCTGTTACGATGTCTTGGCCTTTTTTAACCGTAACCTTGGAGCCTTCAACATCAACTTGCATAGGCTGCTCGGCTCGGTCTAGTTTGTCAAGACGGTGGATAAGGTCTTTGATGACTTCAAACTCAGGCTTCTCTTGCTTGGCTGCGGTTCCAGCAATGCCGTTTAGCATCTGAATAAGTGCAGTAAGTGAAGCGCCAAGCAAGCCCATTACAGCGGCGATTTTTTCGCCATCAAGGAAAAGCGATGCACCAACACCCACGAGTACGATTAGGAAGATATACAGTAAGCCATCTTCGCCAATGGCTTTACCTGCTACTTCTTTGGCCGAGTCTTGTGCTTTAAGCTCATCAAGCCTAATTCTGGCCTGGGCTTTAAGGACCGCCAGTTCGTGGGCCTTTTCTTCCACCTTTAAGACTCACTGCTATCAGGAACCTGTGGCGTCCCCTGGGCTTTGATCTTTTCAATCAGATTGGCAACCTGTGCGTAGGGCAACTGCCCTAGCGTGGTTAGGATCTGATTTACTTCCTCAAGGGAAAGCTCTAACTTGATATTCATACGGAATCGGCTCCAATCGAATCTGCCGCAGGCACTATCCACTGACAAGTTGCTTTTGTTGCATGGCTAACCTCTTATCAAACTGGCCCTTGGAACCAACCACCGGCAAAAGTTCTTACTGGATCGGCTGGCAAAACAATATTAGAACGCATGTTCTCAGGCAATAAACCTGTAAGTATCCGTATATTGACATGCCATCCAGGTAGTGGCTCCATCTCAGGTACGTCATCAACCACAACACCCGTTGGCTTGTAAATGATGCCAATGACATCAAAATCGATTCCAGGTGCTGCAAGCCATGAGTTGATGATGACAGGCTCTGGAGGCTCTTGATCAGGCTCTACGGTCTGAGGTGCGTACTCGTAATGCACCCACCCTTCAGAAGCAGCAGCGGCCCACCATGCAGCCTCATCAGCAAATTGTAATCGGTAATCGTTCATGGGTGACCTCATGAGGTTAAGGCTTGAAGTTGAGCGTTAGTCAGACGTAGCGGGTAGTAGGCTAGTTTTTTGATGCGGCCATTGATTGAATTACCCGTTGTACGCCAATCCCCAATTTTTAACTGGTTGACAACAGGTAAAATGCCATTTGTACTAGTAGCAACTGTGCCGTTGTTCAAGCAAATAGCTTGATCCGAAACCTTGTAAACAGAAGCGTATCTACCAGAAACGTTTACGGAAGCGGTGTTTGCTGTGATTGCGTTTGTCCAACTAACACCATTTACAGCGCCAGCCGATCTACCAGAACCGCTTGTGTTGTTTTGAAGAACAATGTAATTGTTGCTGGTACCATCGTGCAACATTGCATAGACTGGAGATGTTGTAAAACTTCCGGCAGCAGCTTCCACATACAACGTACCCTCAGCTTGGTTATACCAACTCGTGAAGTTACTACCCGTCATGCTGGCAGCGTCAGTATTGCGCGTAACCGTTGCGGATGTTGTGGCGATATAGCTGGTGGCAAAAGCTCCGGCTTCTAGTTGAGCGCCCCAGATGTAAACACCAGCATAGCCATTTCCTGTGTATGTAACGTTGGTATCTGTATCTGCAAGTAAGATGCCAATCTGTCCACTTGCTGTCGCTGCCGCAGTAATTGTGATGCTACAACGATACCAACCATTACCTACGTTAGTAATTGATGCTGAAGTAAAACCAGCGTCTTGACGAGTAATCAAACCTGTTGAAAGGTTGAATACTGCAGTTGAACTAGTAAAAACACTGTTGACGGAAAACGCCAAAATAGCGACACGAATGCGTTCTGCTGCTTTTGCATAAACCGAATAGCTGTATGCAGTTCCACTTGTATATGAAAAAGCTTCTGCGGTGTAGTGAGTATTACTTGCGGTTGTATCCTCAACTAACTTATCTCCTGTGAGCGTCCCATCAGGTGCAACAATGGTATTTGCCGTAATGCTGGATCGAGTCTTTGACCAAGCAGCATTACTGAAATCCGCACTGTAAGTCAGCAGATTCGTCCGCTGTTCCTCAATTAGCAGCTCTGGCGGTTCATCCGTGGTGGGGTTGCTATCAAGTCGTGCCACACCTGATGCCGCTGTGAGCAGCACAGGAATGTAGTTGGTAATGGGCTGCGTGGTCGTGGCTGTGTAGGCAGTGACCGATGAGCGTTGTTCTAGTTGAGCGCCCCAAACTTCAATGGCATCACCGCTAGTAACTACACGCACACCAGCAGTTTTTGACCCAGCAGCAACGGTTTGCGTAACGTCATATCTAGCCCATGTTCCGGTAATAACTTTTGTTGTCCATGTGCCATTGTCAGCAGCAATATCAATGTTGCCGGTTCCCGTTACCCTACGAAGCCAAACACTAAAAGTATATGATCCTGCAACCGCCGTGTAGCCTTGTGTCAGCACAGCATTAGCCGCACCAGCAGTAAATTCAGTTGCAGTAGAAGTGCTATCTGGCGCTGTTTTTCCTGTAACGGGCGTTAGATTTGTAACCGTCCATGTTGCGCTGTAATCTTGGCTTTGCAATATCAAATTCTGCTCTGCCATCGCAGTCGTGACCCCATCGTAATAAGTCGCTGTGGTCGTGCGGGTGAAGGTAACGCGAGGGTCTAGCTTCTTGGTATTCGCAAAATCAAGTGATAGCGAAGGTTTGATTGCTGGGAAGTTGGATGCGATAGCCATTATTGGACTCCAAATATCTCAATCAGGAAGCGACCTGCCGTATAAGTGGCATTCGACGTAGACTGCCCAACAAGGTAAAAGTACGCATTCGTGGCTGGATCAGCGGCAAAATAAGTCACAGTACCTATGGACTGCGTACCCGCATTGATGATCTGTGTCTCAGTCAAAGCGGTAATCGCTTGATCTTCAACCCCTGTACCTTCCGTTGCTGAGTAAAGGTCAATGTCCGTATCGCCCCCTGCCGGTGTCTCAAGGCAAGTCATCCTACCGCCCAGTACCGTCATGGCAGGTAGTTGAGCAATGTAGCAAGGTAGTGCAGTGCCGTTTACACCAATGATGTCCCCTGCCGTTCCGCCTGAGTTCAGGCCGGTTAAGTCAATCAGGATCGTCATGCGGTAGATGCCACCCGATAAACCACCATTGGCTTTGCAGATTGTCCCTGTGCCTGTGGTAATGCCTGTGCCGATGTTCAGAGCAGGCGTTTCTGTATCAACGTAAGCATTGGCTCCAAGGTACTGATTGAGCGGTATCTCGTTAGCACCTGTGCCGATGTCTGATTGTTGAACGATAGGGTCAGCCGCTGAAACCGTACCGCCGAAATACACCGTTCCTGCGGCCACATAAAGTGCGTAGGGGTTGGTGATAGTGACGTTGGAGCCTGCACTCGGTGCGCCATCAATGTAAAGCGTTGAGGCATTTGTGTAAGTAACCGAAGCATTGCTTGCTGCAATTGCTGGGTTATCAAACGAAACAATCGTGCCGTGGGTTACCGTGCCTGATGCGGCGGTGATGCCATCCGTGTACGTCGTGTTGGATGAGTAAAGTTTTGCGGCCACCGTGGTTGATAACGCTGCGCCGGTAGCGGCTGAATAACCAACGGTTGTTAAACCTGAAGCATTGATCCTCACCCGCTCAGTCGGAGATGAAGCGCCATCAGCAGTGGTGCTGAGCGCCAATCGACCGGGCATGTCGTTTGTGCCGGGGGTGCCGTCTACGGCTGAGGTGATACTCGCTGCTTGAAGGAAATTAGTGCCATCTGAACCTACAAACCGCAAGGTACCAAGCCCATCGTCAATATTTACTACTGTTTGGGATCCATAAGTCGCATTGCGACTTTTTAGGAATTGAATAGATGGAGCAAGATTGTCACTAGAATATCTAACAAATGCGGCAGCAATACCAGCAGAGTTGTTTATCTGTACTTGAGATTGAATCCCTGATAGACCGGAAACGCTATTTGTAGCGTTTACCAATACGTTTCCATCCGCAGTAACCACAAACGGCGAAGCATCTGGATTCGCTGAATCCTCCACCACCAGCGCATTGCCTGTGCCGGTCTGGGTGATGCGTAGAGCGTTGCTCGTACCCGTATTTGTAATGACTACTGAGCCGTTGCCATTGGGCGTGAGGGTCATGTCACCGTCGACCCCGTCAGCAATCGTGATCGAACCTGAGTTTGTTCCTGAATTGGTATTCAGGATGAGGTCGCCCGTGCCGTTGGTCGTCAGCGTGGCATTAGCATTGGAGTCTCCAATCCGCACGGTGTCCGCAGTGAGGTGAACATCGCCCGTTCCGTTAGGAGCAACTTCAATATTGCCGTTTGTGCCTTGATTGATGACAATCGTGCCTGAGTTGGTGCCTTCATTTGTGCTTAGGGTTAGATTGCCCGCACCGTTAGTAGTGATGGTAGCGGCAGCACCAGAATCTCCAACGCGCAAAGTGTCGGCATCTACTTGAACATCGCCCGTTCCGTTAGGTGCAAGAACAATGTTGCCATTCGCGTCCGTGCTACTGAGTGTGTTACCCGACAAGTTCAGGTTATCAACATTCAGTTGCGTGGTTACCGTGATAATGCCAGTGGAGTCAGCAATACTTGCTGCTGCGGTTCCATCCTTGGCTTTTATGTTGGTGACCTCCAAATTGGTCATGTCAAACGTCGTGGCATTAACGGCACCAGACACTGTCAAGTCAGTGCCGTTGAACGTCAAATTAGCGGAGTCTTGTAGCAACCCCGATGTACCTGCATAGGTCACTCGGCTAGAAGTCAGCGAAGACAGTTGCAGCGATGCGCCTGCTACTGTGCCTGTCAAGGTTGGAGAACCCGACATCACCACATTGCCAGTTCCCGTGATGGCGTTGCTCACCAACCCCTTGGAGCCGTCAGTGAACACTGCCTGCGAAGCCGTTAACGCCGACATCACCGGAGCCTGGCTAACCGTCATCACTCCAGTTATATCAGCAATACTTGCTGCTGCCGTGCCATCTTTGGCCTTGATGTTGGTTACTTCAAGATTAGTTAGGTCTAGCGTCGTTAAATTTAATGTGGTGGCATTGACCGTTCCGTTGAGCGTGATCGTGGTGCCATTGGTTGAGCCAATTGTAATGGCCGTGGTGCTTGTGGATACCCCACCTGTTCCGATGTTGATTGTTTTGGTTAGGCTACTTTCAGTGGCTCCGGTGCCAATTGCAAGGGTGTGGGTCTTGGTTGACTGATCAAGCGTGATGGTGCCGGTTTGAGCGGCACCCCCTGCTGTCCAAGTGCCGGAAGTTTGCGATGTGCCTAGTGCGATGTTGTCGGTTGTGGCCGACATCGTAACCTCACCCGAAAATGTCTGAGTTCCTGTGAATGTCTGAGCCGCATCTGTCCGTGCAATCGTTGCACTGGTCCCTGGAAAGGTCATCGTGGTGCTATCAGTGCCTGCTAGCGTCAGGCTATTGCTAGCCGTTAGTGTCTTACCATCAGCAATTGTTAGTGTGGCACTGGATGCCGGAGCAGTGATCGTGACTTTGTTGTAAGCCCCGGCTGTGATGTCACCTGTCGTATCAGCAATCGTGGCTGCTGAGTTCTGGATAACCTTGCCGGTCGTACCATCAAATCTTGCAATAGCGTTATCTGTGGATGAAGAAGGCCCGTCTACATCGCCTGATGCAATCTCACGGAAATCACCTAAGTTGGTATCCCAAGCCACCCAAGTCTGTTTTCCTGGGGCAACGGTAATACCAGTGGTCGGGCCAGTACTTCCACGAATCGTGATGTCGAACCCACCCGTGGTGTTGTTCATCACGATGTAGGCTTTACTGCTATTTGGCGTATTAATGTACCGTAACTGAGATCTGGAGCCGGTACAGTTCAAAATCATGTACTGGGCAGAGGTGCTGCTGATGTTTGTCGCAGAACTGGTTCCTTGGGTCAGCGTAAGCGTGACATCGGCATCGGTACTCAGCGTCTGAGTACCGGCAATAGCAATGTCTAAATAAGAGGTTACGGCGTTGTTTACATCGTCGCCCCACGTACCAGACTCGGTTCCTGTAACCGGCTGACCAAGCGCCAAAAGGGTGGTGTAATTGACAGTCATGTCGTTATCTCAGTCCAGTTAGCAGATTGTGAATTGTTAATCTGGGTCCATGCAGGCGTCTGCCCATTATTAATGCTCTGCCAGTTAGCTGTTTGCGAGTCATTAATTTGTTCCCAAAAAAACGCCCCAAGAATGCTATCCGCAATTGTTGCAGTCTCTGAGACGCTCGTAAAGAGTGATCGTATACCGTTCGTATTATCTGTGATAGCGCCAGATTCCAAGACTTGACTGAATACATACGCTGATGTTGCAACTGTATCAGCTCCTGTGCTTGCCTCAAGAACCGATGCAAATACACCATTACTTGGCGTAATTTCGTCGGACCCTGTAGCAACTTCAAGAATTGTGGCATCTGATACACCACGACCCCAAGCTGCCTGACCCCAGTATCCAGAACCATATCCACTCATGCCGAAAGTGAGAATTGATAGGTAACTGTCAATACATCCCCGGATACAACTGACCTATCTCCTGGAGATTGAAAGTCAGCCGCCGAAAATAACGTACCAGTCGAACCGCCCTTGGTGTTGTCACTCACTAAGAACGCACCACCAACCGTCGCCGTGTTATCAATTTGAAATACCGCTTTGTTTGATGTATTGGTCACTACCGATGGATTAGCATTTGTTGCTGGTGAAAACGTAGCACTTGGGCGGTTTGTATCACTGTAAGGGGTAATCTCTATCCATCCCGTATGTAATCCCATCGTGTCGCTTGCAGCCGGTGTGTTACTTGCTGCCGCCCCATACAGACCTATGTACCACGCAGTAATTTGTGCTGCTGAATTAGCAAGTGCAGTGCCTGCCATGTATTGCAGACCAGCATTCACAACCAGATTGTCGCCTTCTGCCGTCCACTTAAGGTTGCCATCTTTGTCTCTGCACTCAGCAAAGTATTTACCACAAGCGCGAGCTTTTTCACCAGATCCGGTCTGCGCTAACAAACCGCCTTGAAATGTATCGACTGCTTTTGCTTGTTCCATTATGCAATCCTTAAAACAGCATTCGTTGCGTCATTAACCGGGAATGTGATCACCAAATTCTGTGCAGTCTTTGTGATATTCACACCGAAGTTTAATACTGCAACCGAGCGATTTCCATTAGTTGAGTTGTAAATCAAAGCCCCGTTAGTAGTCAGCGTTACATTGGTAAACGTGGCATCTTGGAAAGACCAGTAAGAAGTAGTTCCTTGAAAGCTTGGCGTGATGTTTGTGAGGATGATTCCGCCAGCCGTGTAATTGGCTCCACTGGATTCACCTGCTGCTGTGTACGCAGTCGTTGAGGCACCGAGATCCGCGTTTGCGGTGTATAAGGCAAGCTTAAAGACATCGCCTGTCCCCGTTGTAAAGTTATGCAGCCCTTGGGCAACCTCAACCTTGAAACTGGTGGTGAGCGTTTGAATGATCGCCATTACACCACCTTATCTCGCACCTGACCAGTACGGTAAGCATCCTGCCGCTCAAGACCGTCACCAAGACGCTTGGCCAGTGCCAATGCCTCTTTGTATTTCATCGTGACATTGGCCATGAGATCCTGCTCAAGTTTCAGGAATGTTGACGCCTCTACCAATGCGCCATACAAAAGCACTGAGTCAAAGTTATCACTCAGCCACGTGGTCGTTGAATCATTACCGGATGTAATCGAAGCCGGGTAATAAAAGTAATGAAGCTCTACTGAGTAAGCTGCATCTGGCGTTGGGCCTAGCAAGAAAGTCAGCTCATTAGGCGACGTTGGATAATCCGGTCCAAACAACGCATAGCAATACGGGCGCCCGGTATTTCCTGATCCCGTCGGAATCGGAAACGCTTCCCGGATAAAGTTCACATCTTTATTGAGCAGGTAGTAATACGCACCATCCGTATCAATAACAGCCATGGAATATGGGGCCAGGAAGTCTGAAGGGCATTGCAAGTAGCGGTTGTTAGCAGTGCAAGACCCAGTGACATTCTTACGCAGGCTTGGAAATTGGATCGTATTAAAGATCCTCTGCTCCGCCTGCTGCGCGAAAGTCGCAAGATTATCCGCCGCAAACGACGTTTCAAGATAATCCTGAATCTGAGTCTTTAACTCACCGTAATTCACGCCATCGGTCCCCTGCACATAACGCCCTTAGTGGCGGCGCCAGCTCCACGCATTTTAATACCAGACGTCTTAACGCCAAGATTTGGATTCATGGCTACGCCAGCAGTGGGCTGCCAATCAGGGATCATGTTGTATGGCATTTTCTTGCCAGGCTGAGGTGATGCAACAAGCTTTTCACCTGTCATGGTGTGTGGCTCTGCATATACCGAGGCCGGACCAACTTCTTTGCCGCCCATCTTCATGGAGTACTTAGCCATCACTTGCTCCTTTGATTGGCCACCCGCGCCATGTTGCGCCCCATCTTTTTCATCATCTCTGATGTAGGGCCGCCTTTTTTCATCTTCTTGGCATCAGGATCAGGATGCGCCCCTTTGCCTTTTGCCATGTGCTTTTTGAGTGCTTCCATCGTCTTCATGATTTCTCCTACGATGCCGTGACTGAATTAAGTAACGCCTGTCCAATCAAATGATTGGGGGTCATGCCTGTGTCGTATGCTCTTGCACCACCCACCGGGTTGAAGCCCCATTCAATTACTCGGCTTCCTTCAAGCGGAACACCCGTATATAAAGGGTCTGTTCCTACGGTGTAGTTAGTCTGCATCCCATTTAAGCCTGACTGGTAATACGAGTTGGAATCGGGACGTGGATTCCTAACGGCCTGCGGATCGGAAATGGGAAACATGCCAAGTTGCAATTGCGGCTGATCAGGATTCCAGCATTCCGCACATGCAAGTATATTCACATTTTTGGTTTTAATCACTAGCTGCTTGAGTTGCTTTAGTTTATATCTAAACCCACAAACATCGCACTGCGCGATAGCAAACTTGCCACTAGCAAATCTATTCGGCATGGCTAGTACCAGGAGGGTAGGCAGGTTCTTTCATTGAAGCGCGTATATCCTGCAACATTTTTCGTATATCCAATCTTGCCTGCATGACGTGATCAGGGATTGGGTTTGATGAATTACCGTACTTTACTCCATCGTTTCTTCTTAAAGGGTATTTGAGAGCAACATCAACCTGCTCAGCCTTTACAACCAAGTATGGTCTGATCTGCTTTAGGAAATCCATTGCCCCTTCGTTTTTTATACCCCATCTGTGCTGTACAGACCAACGCCTACCGTTAGGCGTTCTGTCTCTGCTAGTGACTATCTTGCCGCCAAACCATTCCAGGAATAATTCTAGGCACGGCAAACTTGTTTGGCTAACTTGGGTATGCAAAACAGTCCTATAACCATGACGACATTTATCATTTTTAGATAGCTCGACAATTACACAGCCTTCGCCATCAAAAAACCCTGCCGCCCATGCTAATTCTGTTGGAGTTGGCATTTAGAAGTTCACGCCTAAGAATGATTGCCTTGGCACAAACCTGATCGGCGCCTTCTCACGATCTTCGCCTGCTGCCAAATCCCATGACTCATCATACTGAGCCTTTAGCATGGCCATCCTCTCCAAGCCGCCCTCTACTTTCATGGACAGTTTATATGCCAATCCAGATATAAGCGCCTCTTGGAATCGATAGGGAATGTCCTCCACGTTCACACCATTCCCTGCGTCTTGCATCCTACGCATCCGCCAGTAAACCAATGTGTAATAAGGCGTAGAGATGGAACCCTGATCCGGGGCCGGCCATACCGTGACGTTAGGAAACTTGGTATTGCTTACCGTTGCGCCTGAAGAATGAGCGGCAGCCGTTGTGTTGTTCTGCCCGCGGACAACATTGTCTAGCGTTGCATAAGCTGAAGTACCCGTTGCCACATTCTCGGCTTGGGTTGAAGTACCGTAGTAATAAACCGTCTCCGATCCAATGTTTGCATATCCTGCATATGGTATCCCTGCGAGGC